TAGTTATTTTCCAGGTGTGATAATTCCATATTTTTCGTGGTAAGCATCCCAGTCATAGCTATAATCTGCGATGTAGTCAGGGTCAATGTCGTCAACTTCGTCTATTATGAAGTCGTTTGAGTTTGAGATTATTATGGTCATGGCTAATTTTTATTGGTTAATTGTTCGACAAATATAATATAGGATTATTTGAATTACAAATGTTATTGCGATAATCTTAGTAATTAGGTCTAATTTAGAATTGATATAAATAGCAAGTCCGGACATTTCACAACGCCGGACAGCTAACTAACTAAACCTAAAACTAAAACTACTTAACCAATATTCCTACAATAGAAACTACAGCAACGCCTTTCCAAATCCAGGCGTTACGTTTAACTTTCTTTACTTGCTTATCTCTTAACTCAACCATTCCCTTTAAATCGCTTATTTGCCCGTTTCCGTGCGAAATTATGCCGTTTAAATTAGTATTCTGATCTGTGAGGTTTGAAATTATACCGTCATTCTGAATATTTAACTCAGTGCAGGCATTTAGCGACTGTCCTATTTTTTCGGATAAACTCAAATAATGATCCCGTTCTAAAATATTCAAGTGCATTTCCCTGATCTGATTTTCTGCGAATCGGAATTTTAGCACCCCGTTATATGTTGGCCACTTAGAAAAAATAATCTGATAAACAGTGTCTGCCGGTAAACTTGTGAGCTGTGAAATAGTCATTTTAAAGCCTGTAATTTGCTTTTGTGTTTCGGCCTTGTATTGCTCCAACTCTTTTTCAATCGCTTGTTTTTGGGTACTCAGTTGCGCTAATTCAATAGCTTTAGTCCGGTTGTCTGTGAGTAGCTTATTCTTTTCGGTCTGTGCCTGATCAAATTTGACTTGTAACTCAGTTGTTTCCCTGGTTAATTTCTTTACCTGCCTGATTTTAAGACCTGAATAAATTGAAACTGTCAGGAAGGCAAGGGCTGTTAGGATTAGAATGTGTTTAGTTCTCATATCTCGTTTAGTTTTTTATGAATCTCAGCTTTTAACTTCATTCGCCTTGCCCGTCTTTCTCCCCAGTCGTTATTATGCCTGTCAAATAAATTACTAAGCTGCCATGTAGTAATCCCGTTTGCATTTTTCCACCGGCCTAAATCTTTGTGTATGTAAGTATTTGACATTAAGCAAAGGTAAAATATAAGTAGTCGCAAATAAATTACCGTATTTCAATTTTATCAATAGTTCTGCCGTTACTTGTTATAAACACTGTTGAGTTTTTGATAATCATACACATCCAATTTTCAGTGCCTAAATCCGTAAAGGTTAATCGAACATAATGTCCGGGGTCAAATTCTTTTGTTTTATCATAAAACCATTCAGGCATTCCAATCGCCCTTGTATAATCTTCACCAATTTCCTTTATAAATTCATCTCTCGAGGAAAGTAATATAAATGAATGTTGAATGTTTGTTCCTTCAAACAGGTATGTAGTTCCTGATTGTTTTGTAACATCCCTTACTCCGTTTTCTGCTATTAAACAACAAATTTTTATTTCCATTTTTTTACGTTTTAAATTGTTATTATTGTTTCTATTATTGCGACTACTTATTTTTCAAAGGTAAAGTACTTTTATGTAAATGTCAATAGTTAGGTTTATATCCCGGCATCTAATCTTTTTTGCCTTGTGATTCATTAAAGAAATAGAGTAGAAACTTTTTTTCTTTAAGCTGACCATCCATCTCAGTTTCCCGGCACATCCTTTCAGACGTATGCAAGCCACCTATAATACTTGCAGTTTTAAACCAGCCCCGCTTATTAACTTTCGTTATGCCTTGTCAAATGTCGTGCCTCCACGTTGCATTCACTTTTACGGGTTTTATGTGATCTGTATTTCTATACCGAGTTTTTTATATGGTTCCCGGTGCAACCTGAAATACAACTATGTAAAAAAACGAAACCCCGCTTATCCTGGTCAGAGAGAAGTTACGGGGTTTCCAATGTGGAGGCACATTGTTGTATAATTTTTTTATGCCTCCAAAAATAAACTTTCTCCCTGACAAAAGCAAAGGTAAAACCTTATTTAGACTTAATCAATATAATTTGCATTTATTTTTAAAAATGACAATTTGAAACACGGTTTAACCAACCTTTCAAAAATACTTTGTTATCCCTACGGTTTGATATTTTCAAATAATACTGTACTCTTGCCATTTTGTAGTCATGCAAAAAATCAAATTCAACTTCTTTGCCATTAACTAAACCTATCCGTTTGTAAGTATTAATAGCTGCCTTTGTCATTGGCCCGCAAAATCCATCAGCATCAACCTTTACAACCCTCTGAGCTATTCTTATTGCGTTACCTTTGCCGGCATTAACTCCCATATCAAATATTTCGAGTACGTTTTCTGGTTTAATAATACCGTCTAATTTCATTGGTAGCCAATAGGAATGAAAGTATAAATACTTTGCTCTTTCGATGGTCAGGTTTTTAATGTCCTCATGTGGAAAGAATCGCTTTGCTATTCCGTACTTAGTTTCTCCTCCGAAATCATTAGGATTATTGACATAACCACCCTCATGTTTAAGAATAATAACAATACAACGTTCAAATATTTCTGTGTACACGGTTTATTTTTTAAATGTATCTGGTTGTTTTACCCCTCTGGTAGTGGTATAACGCTTCATAAAGATATTATTCTGATTTAGAGTCTCTCTAATATCTACAATATCCTCTTTAGTGTTTAACGTTGCATTCTCAAGTATCTGAGTTTGCCTTTGGAATTCGCCTAAAGTCTGAAGCATGTACTCTTTAGTAGCGTATTCGTTCGGAAAGTCTTTAACAGTAAAATGATCAGCGACAATTATCGTCCCCCAGCCAATGGCTACCGTACAAGTTATGGCTACTCCCCATTTTATAAAATTTAAAATATTTTTTAATGCGTCTAATTTTTCATGCACTTTTGCCATGTCAACAACAAGCCCCGGCTTATCATTTCCAAAAACAGCATGGTCAAGTCTTTCTAAAAGTTCTGATTCAGAACATACGTGAGAGGATTGTTTAGCCATTACATATTTTTTAATAGTTCATTTTTATCTGCACTTCCTTTTGAGCTTCCAAAGTAATAACCGACTATTGTTGAAAAACTCCCGATCAAAGAACCGACTACCAAATTAAGCAGGTCTTTATTATCGGCTGGGATAGTCGAGTAAACCAAAGAAAGTAAAAGAATAAAAAATCCAATTGTTATCAATGCACCTAAAATGTACTGGAAAATGTCTTTTGCTTGTTTCATGATTAATGATATTTAGTTGATAACTGAGTTAATTTAACACTTACAAATATATCGTACTTGTCACCTGACATTCCATCGAACTTCAAATCTACTTTGTTGGTGGTAGTGTACCTTCCGTACCAACTTACATTAACATTTCCGGTAAAGTTCTCACCGATTAATGTAACTACCGGAGTGCCTAACTGTTGATAATTTAAACCTGCTTTGCCCCAAGTTGAGAATGCCCCGGTTACTTTCCATACTCCAGCTTGTCCGTAACTTGTTGAATCTTTGGTAATGTCTTTAACAATTACATTCAGCTCGAACGAGTAAACAGATATAGTATCTTCTATTGTGAAAAATGGTATTTCGTGCCAACCTACTCCTGTCTTGGTAGTTGAATAAGAATAAAGCCGTGTTTGTGCATCTCCTGGATTGACTATTTTACCACTTGCATAGGCTATTTCTTTATCCTTAATTGTTTTAGCTTCATAACCTATGGATATTCCGTAATTTGATGCTCCTACATTATAAGACCCTAAGGTCAATCCTGCCGTTGTAGCACTAATTAAACTGTATGTTCCTATTGCTATTCCAAAGGTATTGCCCTTATTGATTTTTTGATATGATCCATAAGTATGTGCATTAATTCCGTTGGTTGTATCTCGATAACCCCATGCCGTACTATTTTGAGAATAATAGTTTGTAAAACTCTCAGTTCCACCAGCCATTGAAACCTTACCCCATGCCAAAGTACCTTGTCCCCATGTAAAAGAAGTTTCTCCCCATGCTCGTGTATTAAGTCCCGTTGCCAAAGAAGCTCCGCCAGTTGCATTTGTTTTATCTCCCAATGTGGTTGCTCCATTACCTCCCATACTTTGCCAACGTGTACCGGGCTTACCGGGAATAGAACCGCATGAGCTGTAAGCAATAGTTTTGTTTATGTCCACTGCTGTGTCCCAATATATTTTACTTCCAAGACCTGTATAATCACATTTAACAATCTTAATAATTATATCTGATCCTTCACTTCCTACTTGTTCAAGTATTCCGTATGGGTGCATAGCCCATTCCAAAGCTCTTGTTAGTAGATTTACATTACCTCCTGTATCAAGTACGTATGAGGAGTTTGAATACCAATATATAGAGCTGTCAACAGGGTTTAATTTATTTGGAAATATAGGGCACACATTACCCCATACCGGATCAATGATAGTATAGTATTTTTTGCCTATACCTATAAGCGTATCAGTCCCGTCACTTTTTACAGGAAACTTAAATCGGCCTGTAACTGATAACTCACCATAAGCTTTTGAATCCGTACCTGATGCAATATTGTTATTGCCTGCTGCACCGGCATCTTTACCGTCAACATAATTTGAAACTCCAAAAGCCCAATTGCTCCAACTTGAAAGGTGGTTACCATTGCCTCCGATAAAACCGTAATTAGTCACCTGACCTCTTTTAGGATTTGGTTTTATTATATTTCCCACTCCGAAAGTAGCTGAACCGGGAGCATTAACATAGTTACTTGCCCCTCCAACATCTGATCCAGTGGATAACAGAGTGTTACCTGTTCCGTTATGGAGAAATTGACCTGTTGCAATGACAGGGATAAAAAGAAATATAAAGATTATTTTTCTCATCTTACAAGCGTTTTAGTTCCGTAGAAATTATGATAGTCAATCCATAGCATTGCTTTTGCGTCTGTTGCTGCCGAGTTATAAACTAATATATTCGGAGTACATTGTCTGCCTGCTCCGGTTGGAATGTTAGCAGCTACCGTGTCAGTCCACAGAACGGCACCGGCTTCAGAATATAAAGTAAATGTTACACTGGTTGCTCCATCATTTACAGCAAGTTTCATTTTATACCAAACATTTAAAGATAAAGTATAAGTTGAAACGGTTGCTGTCTCTGAATTATTTGACCGACAAACGCCTGATAGTGTTGTCCCTGCAATCTTTAACATCACAGCGTCAACGGCATCGGTTGCACTTTGCGAATCGTGGTATCCAAACCGGCCCGTTACATTGGTTAAATTCTTTGGCTGTATAATGAATATTGCTTCCTCACCCCCTGCGATTAGGTTAGATGTCAGACCTCCCAAATAACGATAACCAGAGTTAGCAGATGCCGAACAAGCAAACTCAGCTATTCCGGGGTGCATTGCTTCTGCTGCAACGGCTCCGAGAGTTCCTGTTGCCAAAGCTGCGGCATTCATCCCTCCCTGATAGTCACTCCTGAAATAGTCGTACTCAGTAAGTACATTACGCCTTTCGTCACCCACAAGCTTTTGAAATGCTAAATTTACTTTAATCATCGCATCCCTTAAAGGGTCGCCGGTTCCGTCATTTGCTGCCGCACCTACATTTAAAATATTACTTGCCATATCCTTAATTATTAAATTCCGTTATCTATTGTTATTAATGTGCTGTCAATTTTTACTAAAGTACTGTCAATTCTTACTGTCGAAACAGGTACGTTATTTGTCACCGATTCAGTAAACGAAACCACGTAATTATCATCTAAGCCCTGTAACGGATTTAAAACAGGCTGAGTGTAAACCATGTTATATACAGCACCGTTAACCCCTGCTTCATTACTGACTAACCTTATCTCATCCGTTCCGGCTAAAGTTATTGAAGCGAAAGTAAACCCGGTTACTGCGAAAGATGAAGCGGATGGAAGAGTTGAATATAAAGCCTTATCAAAAACTAACCGCCAAGTGTAATTGTCAATAGTACCGACCTCAACAGATGTAACAACGGGAGCGGCAACTAACAGCGAAGTATCAACAGACATAGTAAAGGCATCTGCTAAATTACCGGCAGGGTCTTGAACTGGGTTAGCTCCGGGGACATACTGAACGCTTAACGTCTCTCCGCTCTGTATATTTTCGTCTAAAGTTACGGTAATTGCATAATCTGAAATAGAAACTAAAGTAGCATTAACACTAATATCTTTAACTATTGATAAATCATTGCAAAGTTTTGCAGCACTCGAAGTATGACCGGCCTGATTAATTATAGCTGTTGTATTTGCTTGACCTGTTCCTATTGCTGTACCTTGAGCAGTTATCCCTATCTCTACCGTTGTAATATTACTCCATTGATTTGTTGATCCCTGATCACTTGGGGCCGCCTCATAATAAGTTGTGCCTGAAATGTAAAATATAAGCCCTCCTGCCGGTCCTACGTCACGTAAAGCATAATCCCCGACTCCGGCCGTAAATGATCTACACGCCCTTATGTAATCAAATACTCCCGGCCCTAATTGTTTATTCGCATCGCCTATTATCCCCCCAAATAGAAATAATACTTTTTTTACACTATTAGCCCCTGATTCTGTTGATGACCAATAATTCACCCCTGTTGAATTAAATCCTCCGACTCCATAAGCATAAAGCTCGTCGTGCATTTCTTTTAATTCATCTATGCTGGGTAAAAACCAATCGTTATAATCTCTTTGTCCTGAGTAAGTAAAAATATAACTACCGAGTGCGGGTGTGGGAGTCTCTTTTAAAATCTGATCGTAAGTTAAAACCAAAGTATGAGCATCGGTAAGGATTGCGCTAACAATAACGGGGACTGGGGTAATTTCAGTTAAATGGAAACTAAACGGTGCGACTTCTGAAATCTGAAAACTTTTCGGATTTTCCTCAGTTAGCTGAAAAGCTACCGGGTTCACTTCCGTTATAAGAAATCTATCTTTCATTTTCAAAAGGGCCAAACCAATACTTATAAATCTTTATAGGATCTGTCTCATGTGTCATTATCGATTCATAATATAACGTTCCTATTTTTGTGATACTGATAAGGTCTTTTATCCGGATAGATGTTGTACTAATTACAACCTGAGCATCAGCATTTGTTTTTGAATAAAGCACCGGCCCCAGGTTTCCATTTTTATCAATCCATTCATAAATCTTAAAGGTGAACGTATAATCAGCCAACGGGTCAGGGAAAGCACTTACAACCTTAGTAACGGGATTAATAATCTCAATGGTATGGGTGTGATCGAAATTAGTACCCCTTTGATGCTTTATTACTTTCGTGTAGCCAAGTATTTCAGTAGTTGCCATTTTATAGGTAGATTATATTTTTATGATCATTGCAGCACCCTGACTGCCTATTAATAGGATTGTAAAGCGAATAAGGGAAGTTAGCGGAGTTTGCTAAAATGAACTTATCGCATTCAGTCCAGTAGTTATTAGCTAATTTCCTGACTGAATTGATCCGGTTTTTAATTACTCCAATATCAGCGTGTTCCGAATCCTGCATATTCTTTTTAGCCAGTCCTGAGAACGTATCAAACTCTCCTGATTGTTCAATATACCGAGCGTAAAGAAAGTAGGCAAGCACATATTTTAATCCGGAATAAACATAAGGTAGTGAGTTATAGGTATAACTTCCACCGGTTAAAAGTGAAGCGTTCCATGTCGCTGTAGGGTTCTGGATTATGTCCTGAAAGAAATCAAAACCCATTAAAGGCTGTAAATCGCTTAACTGAGTTTCCTCTGCAAGTTTATCAAAGTCGTTTAATCGGTTCTTTGATATTGGCTTTATTGTCTGCTGATCGACTGAAGTCCATAGAATTGTCATAATACAGGTGTTACAGTGTTATCAAAAGTAAGCGGTAATATATCCCAGGTTTCATTTTCGTACTGACTTCCTATCCAATGTTTGAATAGTTCCCGGAATGATTCAGAAATTACAGTACGCTTATGCAAAGTCTGTGAGTTATAAAATTCAGCAGCCTGCCGGAGTGCTTCGCCTGAAGTGGTTCCAAGTTTAGAATCTTCATAATCAATAAGCACCTGAGGTATTGCATCAAAAGCCTTGCGGATATTATTTAGCGTGCTTTTTTCGTATGCTTCAAATATCTTATCATTAATGTTCTGTTCGATTTTCTCAACATGGATATTCTCATCAGCAATCAAGGATCCTGTATTTGCATCAAAAGTTCCTTCCGTCACCATTACAGAAATCTCATGACCGCCTCCCATCATTTTAGTAGCGTACTCGGTGAATTCTTTGGCTTCCTGTTCACTCTCAAATTTTGTATGAGTGATGATATATTTCAGAAAGAATCCCCTGCGAAGTTCACCATTCTTAAACTTGCCTATCTGACTTTCCGTGTCAGCATCCCACAAAACAGGGTCAATAGGGGCAACCGGATAAATGTACTCATCATCAATGAAATTGAAATAAACCTGACCTTTGTAGTTTTGAAATACTTCGTTTTCTGATTTCTTTAATTTCTTTGCGAGTAGTGCAATTTGCGACTGGATAACTTCCGGTTTAGGGTTAAAAATATCGACTATCTTAAAGTTTTCCCGCTCGGTTTTATTGCCCCGGTATTTATCCCAGTTGTTATAAATTACAATTTTACCAGCGTAGTCGTTATCATCCAAAAGTCCGAACCGGCAATATTTAAATGATTCGTGTTTCAGGCCGGTAATCTCAAAGTTTGCATTATACTGGACACGGACATAAAAACCGTTGAACTTAGCTATTGAGTTAGCTACCTGGGAAAGTAATTTGTAAGCCGTGACAGGTCTTTGGTATTCATCTTTGCCAACAATAATATCGTTAAGAGCAGGATTTACAAAACCTTTGCCGACTAAGAACCTGCCAAGCATCTTACTTGAACTTTTAGCGGTAATGGAAGCGGAGATTATCCGTTCCATCCTTGTGGGGTAGTTATTATCCTCCCCGTATTGAGTTATCTTATCAAGGGTTACCGGCTTAATCGTAAATGAAGGCGGTAATTCCCCTAAGGTTATACGCCTTGCCATTATTTACGTTTTTTAGAAACACGTGTTTTTTTGATTTTTGGAACTTCAGTAATTAAAGAATCCTCTTCCGGTGCTTCAATAACCTCGGTTTTTACCTCTTCAGCTTTTACCTCTTCAGGGTTAATTACAGGCGGGTTAATGTAATTACCTGCCAAAGTTGGGAAGTTCTTAACAAGCCTTACGGTTACCTCATCAGTAATATTAGACGCTGAAAACATACCTTCCGGAGTGTGCATCACAATGCCGTCTTTCAGTTTATATTTTAATTCTTTGCTCATTGTTTTATTTTTTTCGATCTGTGTAAATCCCTTTGAAGCAAGTTGAGAATAATAACCGGCGTGTTTTTTTTCGCAGGTCGAACAGGCTTCATCATTTAAGAAAATAGTAGAATAGAGTCTTAACATTTGCATTAAAAGTGAGGGAGTGCGTAACACTTCCCCCACTTCATGCTTTAATAAATCTGCTAACTCTTCAGCTAACATACGTTAAGTTGCTAAGGTTTCAAGAGCTGCCTTAGTTGTTGCATAATCGGTAATCCAGAAAACCCGGCGGGAATAGACCTCAGTCTCTCCGTCCATCGTTGCAAATTCATATGTAGGAATACCATAATTACCGCTTGCTTTAAAGGAAGCTGCTTTAAGATGTAGTCCCGAGTCTTTACCCAGGATCACAAACTTACCTTCTGTTTTCGGGCCTTTAAGTTCTACCACAGCGCAAAAATCATCTACCGTATCCAGATACTTAATCTGAGCCGCAGTCCTTGAATAAGGTTGCAGACTCAAACTATTTGTGAATAAGGAAGGGATATTGTCAGCCGTTACAAGATCAAAACCGGCATCGAATTCTTTTTTTACAGCCGTTACCCTCCAGGCTTTTTGACCTCCTGATAAGGCTATTGCTGTGAACAGGTTATCAGTACCTGTGAAGGTTGCCGATAGTCTGTCGAATACGTACGCCACAAGCTCCATACCTGCACTTGGTACATCGGTACAGTTGTTGGTTATTGCCACGCTTACTTTTGCTGCACATCCCATAACTTTAATTTTTATCCAATAGTAAATAAAACTTAACCTTTGCATTCTGAGTACTATCAATAGCTTTAACTGTTATCTTGACATAAGGTTCATAGATTGAAGTTAAAACCCCTGATTTAGCCATCTTATGACCGCTTGCAGTTGTCGCAAGGGCCGTGACGGTATCACCGGCTACTGAGTAATAATCAACGTTATTTGCAGATCGCCCGATAATTGCCCGAACTTTTACAAAATCCGTTGCAGTTGTCATTGTATCGGTAACAAGTGTAAGGCGAGCATTAACTGCAAAGTCCTTAACAAAATAAGTATTGTTAAATGTTGCATCTTTAATGAGGGTATCTGTGAACGGGAAGTAAACAACCTGATCGGCTGTGATTGCTTTTACAGGGTAAGACTGTGCATTTACCTGAAAGGTTACTGCCATTAAGGCAATAAATCCTAAAAATATGATTAACTTTTTCATGTTTTTTTTCCTTTCTTTAAAATGCTACTGCGATCATTGACTCTTCCAGAACTTTTACATCCAGGTAAAAAGCAACATCAACATACCACAGTTTTGTTACTTTATCGTAGAATGAATCAAAGTTTTTCATTGAAGCCTCATCTGAAGTTCCAATAGGAATATTTCCTTTTGTTGTCAGGATTGCCCTGTGAGGTTTATTCCAGGTTGTTGCGTTGTCCTCATTTGCTCTGATGTTGCGATCCCAGTCATAACGAATAACAATCGGAATACCTCTGTAACTCCATTTAGTTGCACCCTGCTCGGTACGATCCAAAGTAAACACTAAGGATTTATCTTCCATGAGTGCAACCCAGTTATCGAACAGGGATTTAGTTACCTCAAATACCGGGTTAGCTCCTGCGCTCCATATACGTGGGTCTGCAAGTTCATACAGGTTTCTGAAAACATCCAGCGCTTTAGTCGTTGCAAGTGCGCTCTGAGCGGCATAAGTAGCTTCTGAATTCTCAGAAATGTCATACTTAGCTGTGATGGTTCCGGCGGTTACGGCTGCAAAAATCTGTTTCCACAAACCATCGTAGTAATTGAAGTTATCAACTGTTACACATGAATTACCGTTGTTATAAAATGTTCCACCGGGAGAAGAAGTATAGGCGGCTGCATCTTCATCGCCAAACCATGTAGCACGTAACAAGAACTCCTGTATTGCATAAGAATATCTTTCAGCAATAAAGTTGCCCCAAACAGTAGCAGTAATGTCGGGTTTTGCTACACCTTTATTAAGCATATACTTAATAAAAGTCGGCTCTAATGTTTTCCAACATTCAGTAATTCTGTCCCAAATGTTAATAGGAATCCACTCTTTTTGAGTGCCTACAATCTTACAGGTATTAGTATCGGGATAGCATTGCGCTGCATCCAAATCTACCTTTTTACCCACCATGCCGTTAAGCATAGATAAGAATGCGATTTGTTTGTTTTGGACGATGTTATCATAGATTGTATGATACTCATTCAATGAGGGCAATGCGTATGTTTTTTCTGCGATTGCTTCATTCAGAGAGGTTACGTTCTCTCTTGTAAGGGTTAGTGCTGATGCGTCAAATGTTGCCATGTTTCTATTTTTTTAATTGTGAGTTTCTTTCTTTCATT